CTCTTTTAGCTGCTAAAATAGTTTCAGTTGTTAAAGCTGTACCTGTTGCACCAACTGCTGTTGTAGTTGTAGCTGCTAATGCATCTAAGATTAACTGGTCACTTCTTCTACCAAGTGCTTTTGCAATTACTTGAGCTAATTCATTAACTTCTGAAAAGTTAACATCTGCGTTGTTGAATAAATCTGTATATTCCGCTGCTCTCCAATTTGTTAAAGGACATGGAACTAAAGAATGTTCAACATTCATTGGTGTTACATCTGCTGAAGGAGCGATTGCTTCTGTTGCTAAACCTTTACCAATATTTCTAAATTTAATTTCGTTAGCTTGTTTTGCTGTTTTAACATAACAAGTACCTCTTAGTTTTTGAGAATCTTGATATGCTTGTTTTACTGCACTATCATAGATTTTTGCTGCTACTGAACTTAATGTCTTTGACATATTATTTTCCTTTTGGGTTTCCCCGGTTTATTTTGTTTTTTTGAATGTATAGATTTCCATCTCGAGCAGATTATCCCATTTGGGGTCTATTCATTATTTAATTAAATAATGGGTCCTAAGATTGTCCATTGTTATTTTTATTTATACTTAAAATTAATAAAAATTATATTAACCCCAAGTATTGTTCATTAATTCATTTACTTTTGTTGCATATTGACTATCAGTTTCCATTTTAAGATTACCGTAATCATCAGTTGCAAACATCATCTTTTGAATATCTTGGTCTGATGGAGCTGAAAATGAAGCTTGTTGTGTTGTTGCTGGAGTAGACGGTCTTGCCATTTGAATTAAACTCTCAATAGCACCAATTGAATCAGCCGAAGTAGCCATTTCTCTTAATATCTCTGCTTGATGTGGGTTCATAGAACTATCTAAGAATTGATTGATATTAGCAATCCGTGTTTCCCCATGACTACCTAATGCAGCCATTTCATCTCTGGTGTATAACTCATCCATTTGACCTTGAACATCATTGTATTTTTCAACAAATTGACCAAAAGCATCATTAGACATATTAAGTTCTCTTGCAGTATCAGCTAATCCACTAATTAATGGACTATCCATATCTTGACCCTTTAATTCATAAGCTTCTGGAGCACCCTTGAAGTTACCTATCTTACCCTCTAACATCTTATATGACTTAACTAAATCATCAACATTGTTAAATTTATCTGGTAATTCAAACTCTGGTTTATCTTCTGGAGTTTCATCTTCATCTATATCATCTAATTCTTTGATAACTGCATCTAATTGGTCATCAGTCATGTTCTCAAAGTCAAAAGTTTCTTCTTCATCTGTTGGGATTTCAAAGTCATCTTTTACTTCTTGTGTATTAGAGTTAATATCTGATTCAATATATCCAGCATCCTCATCTTGACCTGTTGATATTGTTTCCTCTGATGTTTCGTCCATTGTGATTTCTGTTTCTTCCATTTTTATTTCCTTTTTTTTAGATACTATTATTTATTCACTTAATAGTAATTTATTATTTGTTTGTCTAATCAATCTAACTATATCAGACTTCCCTTGTCTTATTGCAGATGGAGTTTCACCATCATCTTGAACTATTTGTGTGTAAACAAACCTCTTTTCAAGAGCTTCAAGTAATCTTAAACCTGCTTCTGTTGAAAATGTTTGAAATATAAGCTTCTCAAAATCAGTTGTATCCATTATTGTTGTCCTTGACCAATTGCTGGAGCTTGTGGAGCTTGATTAGCCCCTAATTTTTGTGCATCCATCATTTGTTTAGATTGAGCCATTTGTTGCATCTCAATGTTTTTCTCTGTAAGTTGTTTTCTTTCTTCAGTTGTTCTTAACAATGTTTTGTCTAACGATAATGCAGTAGCAATATAATCTGGTATCTTATCAAACTTAATTGCTGTTTGAGCAACTTCCGGTGGAATAGTCTGCATAATTTCCATAAATTGTTGCCATTCTTGTATTTCCTCAGAACCTTGCATTTTAGCAACTGGCGAAGTATATTGAACTTTGATTTCTTTACCATCAATAGTTAATGGTGGTAATTTCTCTTTCTTAACTAATATAGCAATTACCTTATTAACTATTTTTGATAACAACTCTGTTTGTAATCTACTAAAAGAAGATACCGAAGTTTGAATGAAATCATTTTGTCTCATATTCATCTCAGTAGCTGTTCTAACAGAAGTATCATTAATATCACCAAATGGTTCAACTAACATATACTCATTAATTCTTGTTCTAATCTCTTGAACTAACATCTGTTCAATCTGAAAGTTAGCCGGTGATTGTAATGGTGCTAATGATGGATTTGTTGATGAATTTGACCCAACTGGAATAACTGCACCAGGCTGTAATCTAATATTCTTAACATTAATAATACCATCATCTACTGCTGTAAATACACCACTAATTGCTAATGAAGCTGCTTTAAGACCTAATTCAACTGTTTTATTAAGTGTTTTAATATCACTTATTAGTGACATTAATCTACCTCTACCAAATGATTCACCACTTACAACATTCTCTCTAAATACGATAAACGGACTGTCATCAATTGTTTCAGATAATAGAATTTTACCAGTCGGAGTCAACAATACAAAGTCAAACTTATAATCTTCTTCTCTGTAAATAGTACACTCAATAATTGTTTGTAAAGCTGTTGGATTTTCTTCATAAATGTCATTCATCTCTGGAGTTAATTTAGCTTTGTTCCAAGTAGCTGTAATCTGATTTAATGGTATTTGGAACTCTCTATATACAGTCTTTACATCACCTGTTGATGAGTTTTCTAATGCTACATGAGATAATGGTATAGTCTTGAATATAATATCACTGTCTGAATGTGGGTTATTATCCTCATTTACCATAATTACACCAGTACTTACTGCTAAGTCCGTAAATGCTTCTGCAATTTGAGTACTAAAATTACTATGATTGATTGCATCCATAACAACATCTGTTGCTTTTTGTAGATAATCATTAATCTGTTCTTTCTCTTCTTCTTTAATTTCAGTTCCAGCAGTTAATGTGAACCATTCAGTCCAAGGTCTTACTAATAGGTTCTGTAATCTACTCACATACTTATTTGTTGCGATTAATGGAGAACTATCAAATACTAATTGGTCTTTCTTTTGACCTGGACCGTATGTGCTGAATAAATCTCTATTTGGTATAACATATTGATATACTTCTTCTAAAGAACTTCTCCATAGAGTAGCTTCTTCTTTAGCTTTGTTATACCTCTTTAGTGTTTTTTGTGCTAACTTTTCTTGACTTGCCATTGGTTTTTTCCTTTAGTTTTTTTACTGGGTTGCATATAGGACATTCAATTGATTTGTATTCCTTACCGCATTCAAAATGTGACACTACATCACATTCTTTACATCTTATTTGAAGATAATTGTATGTTATGAACATAATAAATCCTTATTTAATTGTTTGAAAACTACCAGCTTCTGTACCTGTAAGTAAAGAACTTTTACCTGGGGCATTCTTTCTCGCTGTTATTTTCGCTGTATTTTGAGCTTTCTCTCTTTTCGCAGCTTGTTCTTGTTTATAAGAAACTGTTGCTTGTTGAGCAGCACCAATAGTTGCTGTCTGCTTTGCTTTGTTTAATTCTTTCTCTTGTAATGCCGCTGCATCTTTCGCTGCATCTTTTTGTTTGTCTGCTTGATAAATTGATGACCCTACTGAGGCTGTTGTTCCAATTAAACTCGCAATTGCTAATCCTGTCATATTAAATCCTTAAAGTTTAAGTTATTTATATGTTATTTATAATTTCCATTGGAATAATGCAGTATCTTTATATGGGGTAACATGATTCTTACAATGGGCAAAATTAGTTCCATCTGTTAGCAATGCTCTATCAGAACACTCGGCTTCTTTGTAAAGGTCTTTGAAGAACGCATACATCATCTTATATATCTTCCTATTGAATACTTTAGTATAAGAACAAAAGATATATTCATCGGTTCTAACAACTCCCATATATCCTAATAATCTACCCTCTTCAATCCAAGTATTAAATACTGGGTTAAACTCTGATGTTGCTTCTATATCTTTTTCTATATCTGGAATAAGCTCCTTAAAGTCCTTAATAATATGGTATTTAAGGTCGCTTATTTTGTTTTCTGAATTGTATATCAAATTGGACTCCAATCGTTGTTTATTATGGTTGTTCCGGAGTTGATTCCATCAATCTGCCTCTGTCTAAATGACACACCCATATATCTAAATGCATCGGCATAATGTGAGCTTCTATCGTGTTCTGGTTTAGTACTTAAAACACCTTTTACATCGTCAAACTTGTAATGGTATGATTGTAGTGCTTCAACTAAATCCTCTGTATGTCCTTTTCTAAACCTTAGATAAGGAATCATCATTCTTGCTTTCTGAATACCCTCTGCAATAGATAACTTTGGAGTTAGTTTAGGATAATAACCTAACTTTCTCATTGCTATCACTCTATTACCACCAACAAACTCACCTGTATTCATATCATGTGGCATCCAATGGTCACCATACTGAATATAATTAGCTGATTTCCAAGTATTCAAGTAGTTAATGTAATAATGAAGTGTTTCTCCGTTATTACTATAAGAATGAACTATATATGTTACTTCGTGAATGTTCTGATAAAAGATGATTGTTGTATCATCACCGTTCTGTCCAGAACCACCTATATCCCATACTGTATTAACTGGATAATTAATATCTATCTCAAACTCTTTAACATTATGTTCATACGGTTTTAATTGATTTGCAAACACTGCCCCTTCCTTTGCCCCAAACACAAACTTTCCATTGAGCCATTGCTCTTTAAGTTCGCCTTCAAGACTTTCTAAATATGCCACATATTCTTTATCTTTCATTAAGAATGGATTGTCATATATGTTACTAAAATGTGATATTCTTGTTGAACCTTTCACATTAAACTCTACACCTTGTTTTTGATTTTCAACAAATCTTCTGTAAATCCATTTAGCTCCTGGACCATCTGTATTTGTTGTAATGAATATTTGTGGGGTTATATTTGTATTTGTTGAACGAAGCGATGAAAGCACCTTTAGATATAGGTGTTCTGCCTCGATTTGTGAAGCTTCTTCAAGAAGTATCATAGAAGCATTAAAACCCCTAATCTTTTCAAATCCCTTTTCACCATCTAAGTGAGATGAATATATTTTAGCACCACTTGGAAATCTAAATTCCCTTGGTTTACCAAAAGCTTTGCCACCAAATTGTTCATAGAATGGTGTAGCTTCATCTAAGAATGATTTAAGGTCAATTGAGTTCTTTCTGATGATAACACAAACGAAATCTGGTTCGTGTATGTAGTATAACGGTGCTGCCATCAAAGAAGCGGACTTACCACTCCCTCTACCTCCGTAGGAGAGAACCTCTCTTGCAGTAGA